ATCTCCATAAGCCCCAAAGGTCACAAGAGATACCTCTGCTAAATGCGCCTTTATACGCTCCATAACACCATCTGGTCTTTTGCGATTTTTAATAGGCATAAACCCAATAGATAATTGATCTAATGCGCCATCTCTTACAAGTTCTAAAGCTTCATCACCTTCTCTTGTTTTTGAAATTCTAAACTCTGCATATAAACCATCATCTGTTTCTTTTAACAAGGTGGCTCTACCTAACACATTGTTTTCACCATGACCACGCAAAAGTTTTACTCTGTGAGGTGCTCGGATAACATCTGCAAAAACACCTTTTCTAAATATCTCAGTTATGGTGCCATTGATGCGCTGCTCTTTATTGTATGGAACTGCTATGCCATAAATAGTGCGCCCATCACCATCTGCAAGGCGTAGTTGTAACTCTACTGAGTATTGTCTATTTTCTATATCATTGTTCATCTATCACCTCTTGTACTTGTGAGCTTGCATCTGTCTCATCATCAAATTCGCCCTCTTCATAATCCATAGACTCAAGGTTTTCTCTGTCACGCACTTCATCAACAGTTAAAAATCCACTTGACAGTGCGGTTGCGTATGCCGCATAGCGACTAGCTGTGTCTGTCTTAAGCATTGAGTCATATTTAAATTTAGCTGTTTGTCCACGCACTAATAGATCTGAGAAGGCAGCCTCAATTCTTTCAGCTATGGGCTGTATTGAAAACTTAATAAGCTGTAAGTTTTCTTGTTCAACATTGCTATAAGTGCGGCTGCTATTTGGTGCGCCTAGATAATAAGCCGGTAGGCCAAGGATGTTTGCGGCCTCTGTAAGTCCGGCTGTTTGTGCCTCTACCAATTGGCTCTCAGCTGCGTTACTGCTTAACACCTCAAAGTCTGTAGATGCGTTCATTACTACAGGTGATCTATTGCGTGATGAGTACATTGACATCCATGCAGATTTTAAAGCATCTGCCTCTTCACTTGTAAGATCTGGGTTAGCAGATTTAATAACAGCTGTAGGATTTACTCCACCATCAAAGTATCTAGCTGCATACTCATTGATGGCAATTTCCTTACCTAGTGATTGTTTTGCAACAGCCAAGATGCCTCTGCCCACAAGATCACCCGGCATTGTAAAATTTTTGATATGAAAAATCTCTGACCGGTCATAAACTTTCTCATCAATTCTATAAACAATTTTGCCTTTATCTCTTGACACTTGCACCCGGTCAGGTGCGACTGGATAAAGACTGTCTGGGTAACCATTAGCTCCTGGCTCACCTAACACTGCAATGTAATTACCATCCATCAACAAACCTGCAGCCATAGCTGCGATAGTTTCCATTCTTGTCTCTGTTGGATTAGGTCTTGCTAAGATGTTTGGTTTAGGCATTACCTCTCTGCCATTGCGATATGCACAAAGTTCTAGTGCGCCGATTGCATCTGCAATTAAAGAGATACCTCTAAAGATTGCAGGTATGCCAAGTGCGGTGCGGCCATCTACATAAGTGCCTGCATAGTTACCTTCAAAAAATCTGCCGACTCTACCAAGAGAGTCCACATAACCGCTGGATGTATAAACAAGGCCGGGTTGTATCTGTCTCTTGAGTAGCTTGCCAAGCATTATTTACCTCTAACCTCTAAAGCAATGCCGAATAAAATTAAAAATACGCCGCCCAATAATACTCCAGAAATCAAACTATAGGATGCGACACCTAAGACTATCAGTAAAGAACCTGCTACTTGTAAAATAGTTGATATGTATTTCATTAGTACATCTTACTCCTTGCCACTGGTCTTTCTTCGATTGTAGTCACTACTCCATAGCGTGCCAGTGTTACCGCTACAAGTGGCGTGATGTTTGTTGTGCTCTGTCTATTCCATGCCCATGAGTCTCCTAGTGGTCTTTTAGTAGAGCCAAGGATTGCAGCTCTAAGATTTGGGTCATCTATATGACAGATTGTTTTGGCTTGTACAGCATCATAAAAAGATCCACACGCTCTTGCATAGTCTCTAAGATGTATTGCCATTACTCCTACATTCTCTTTTTGCAGCTCTGCAATAAGTGAGGCTGCAGGTGAGCCGGTATCTATGACCACCTTTGTTTTATATCGCTTGCATAGCTCAACCAGTTTAGGCAATACCCATGAGGTGCCCTCTTTACACTCAATAAGCTCTACAGGTGTGTAATGTAAAACTTTGCCGCTGACTGCAATAGCAGCTCTGTCACGCTCTCTGGATATATCAACACCAAAGACCACTTGATCACCCAAAACTATGTCAGTCCTAGCTAGTGCATCCCAAAGCTCTGTCTGGATTACCTGAACTGCATCTTTAGCTGGCCAGACATTCAACCATTCTTTTGTAAAGATCTCTGGGCTGTTAGTTAATGAAGCCTCTTTAACCGCTTCAAGCAAAACACCCTTTTCTTCATGTAAGGATGGAATTGCCTGGTACCAAACATCTTGATCCATATAGTCAAAATCATCTGACATAGGTGACCACTCAAACCAAGCTAGTTTATTGGTTGGCTCTGCAATCTCTCTATGTCCAAGCTCTCGGTAATGCTCTAACAGCTCTGACTCACCTGGTCTGCCTGCATTAGACATAATCCAAAGCTGACCATTGCGTTTTGTCGCAAGTGTTGGCTGTAGGTTTGCTATGAGTGACAATGGATGTGTTAGTGCCTCATCAATAACCATTAGATTTAAACTTAATCCTCTTGCACCCTTGTCATTAGGTGTTACTACACCATAAGTAGATCCATTGCGCATATAGATCTTTTCATTGCCATTAGTCTTTGAAACTCTTGCAATACGCTTTGAAAACTTTGGAGACATCATAAAACTTAATAGATGCTCTTCCCATTTAACCTTAGCCATGTTGCGGTCTTGAGCTGTATAGGCAACATGTCTTTTTGGTTGTAATAACTCATAAGCAATGCGTGTCTCTATTAGTTTTGACTTGCCACTTTGTCTGCTTACTTGAGCTGCAACAGTGCGGTACTTGTACAAACCACTTTTGTCTTTTTCTAAACCCACATCACAAACATATTTTTGCCATTCAAAAAGATCAAAGCCCAACAGCTCGGCAACGAGTTGCATCCTGTCGCCATCTGTCTCACAAGCTTCATCTCTGAGAGATGCCCACCTTGGTGGACACTTACTTAAAAATGTCATCTGCCTCTGGCAAACCACAATAAGTCCAGATCTCTCTAAGCTCTCTGGATATGGATGGAATAGTGTGTGTGTTTTCACCCGTCTTCTCAATAGCATCCCAAGCTGTTGCCAAACCAAGTAAAGCTACCTGGGTGACACCATCAATATCTACACGCCCCTTCAATGCGTTATTCATTGCGGCTGTATGTCTGCCAATTCCGGGCTTACCATTTGCGACTGTTTTTAACGGCTTTCCTTTTTTTGTTACCATAGATGGCTCCCTTCGAATAGTTGCAATGTGCACATGCTGGCCTTAGAGTACCAACCCAAAGCTCTGGAGCTGGGAAGATGTCAATAGGTGGATCATGGTCAATAGTTGTAGCTGCAGCCTTTTTGCAGTAAAAACAGGCCGGTTGCGTAGCCAAAATAATCCGGCGCATTTGTTTGTAATGAGCGTTGTATTTTCGACTTTTTACAGTCTTCATAACAAAATTGTTATCTTTTTTTTCAAATCACAGCTTGCTTCGGGGAGAGAGAAACGCAGAACGGCGGCGTATTCCGCAAGCGTGCGTGGCGGGAAAAAACAGGCTGCAATTTAATCTACTTTTGAAACAAGAATGTAGAGGTCTTTAGTACCAGTAGCTGTTACTGCCCATAAATCTTCACCCTCTTGTAGCTCAAGCTGTATCTTGTCATCTGAGTCCATTAGAAAGCCAGTGTCTGAGGTTACACCGCTGTTACCAAGGTACACACCGCCTTGATGAGCATGTATCAACACAAATCTAGTCACATTGTCTTTATCAATGATTTTAGATCTGGTTGTTGTTACATCAGGATGTGCTGTTGTTATCGCCATCTGTATCCTCTTCACTTTGTAGTCTTACATCTTTAAACCTTTGAAAGTCTGTGTGCTGTACTTTACCAATCCATTGTTTGCGTTGATGCTCCATCTGCACTCCAGTGTGTGCGTATATCTTATAGCCAAAGCTCTTAGCTCTTATACACCACAGTAAATCCTCACCGATCCATTCTTTATGCAGTGGCATATCCTGGTAATAGCACCATTTGTTGCCTTGGTGTGTTTGATCAGCTTCTTTTTGAAACCTCTCAAAGACG